TGAAATCTAAATCTTTAGATTCTAAATATCGAAATGCATCTTTAAGCATTTCAATGATTGAAGTTTTAAGTACATCACTTGATATATCCTGAACTTTGATTTTAAATACATCTAAAGTCGGAGCTGTTTTATATTCGTAAAAATACTTAATAATTGTATCAACTATCCAAACGTTTGCTTCTGATTCGAAAAAATCAGGAAGTAAAATATCTGAAACTTGTTGAGTAAAAGCTTTATCTGTAAGAAGTGCTGATATTACTTTAACCTGAAAACTATGCCCAAAATTTGATAATTTATCTGCCATCTACACTTCATTTTATTTTGTATGTATATTATATGAAAAACATATCAGAAAACAAATTATTTTCTTGAAAATGCTGCTAATGAATTAAATGTATTTGCAAGCCATGTATCCAAATTAGGAATAACTGTATACAATTTATCTTGCATAAACATTTTCTTGAAATTGAATGTGTCTAAATTAGGTATTTCATGATCGGCAATTTCTGCAATCAATCGCTTGTAATTTGCTGAAATATCTAAATCTTCCAATGACATCAATTTCCAATTAAGTTCCAATGTACTACGACTATCTACAATAGTTTTGTAGATTTTATGTTCATCGAGTCGGGCCGAACTATACTCTAATACTTCATCGAGGCTTACCGTATCCATACCGAAAATCAACGGTAATTTAGCTTGCAAGGTCTTAATTCCAATACCTTTTATTCCTTTAATGTTATCAGAAGAATCGCCCATAAAAATTTTATAATGTATGAAGTTATGTGACGGAACTTCAAACTTTTTTACTACTTCTTCAGGATTGTAAAATTTCTTTTCTACTGGTCGCCATACTGAAACTTTCGAGTCGATTAGTTGTAAAAAGTCTCGGTCATCTGACATTATAATTACTTCGCTGTTTATTGGGCGAAATACTTCAGTAGTTAAATATGCAATTGCATCATCTGCCTCGATATTATCAATAGACATTACTGTAATAGGTAAACATTCTAAATATTCAGACAGCTTACCCATTTGCCTTTTCATTGATTCTATTTCTTCTTCAACAGTTAAATATCCGACATCTTCACGTCGCTTGAATCTAGTAGACATTGACCGACCTTCTTTATATCCTGAATGCATCTTTTTGCGTCGTGCTGAACCACCTTTACCATCAAATACTACAATACATCTTGTAGGCTTGAATTGACGAATTACAGCACCAATGCTTCGAAGAAAGCCTATATATCCTGCACAATGTTCTCCATCATCATTTACAATTGGCATCGCTGAAAAGACACGAATGAAAGAGTTTAGACCGTCAACAATTAAAACTTTATCGTTTTTGTTCAGGCCTAAACTCTTCGCCTCGTGTTCTTCGCGAACTTGTCGTAACAGCTCAGCGTATCCTTTCATTACGATTCTTCTCCATCAAAGTCAGTTTGAATTTCAATGTCATCGACACCAAAATCTTCACCGGCTTTGTAGTTTAAAATGTATTTATCGCAAAGTAATTGATATACTCGAGCTTTTATTTCTGGGTTGTCAATTATCTTTTCTCGGAAATCTTTAGATTGAAATTTGATTATTTCGCCTGTTTCAGTGTCAGTGTATGTATACCATGCACCGGCTTGCGAAACCAATCCATAATCTTTCATCATCGTTAACCAAGATCCAAAATCGTCAATACCAGAGTCAAAATAGATATCATAATCTATACTGCGTAAAGGAGGGCCCATTCGATTTTTAATTACCTGCGCTCGGGTTGTCATTCCTAAAATTTCATCCTTTCCGGAACTTCCTTTAAGTTTAATTTGTCCTACAGACTTTAAACGTAAACGAACTGATGAGTGAAATGCAATTGCTTTACCGCCGCTAGTAGTCCAGGGGTCTCCAAAGGATACTCCTAATCGAGTTCGAAGCTGATTTGTAAATATAAGACAAATACGCTCTCTGCCAACAAAATTGGTTACTTTGCGCATTGCTTTTGATAAGATGATAGCTTTTGAAGTCGCCCAACCATCTTTATCATAATCAGCTGCCATTTCAACTTTCGTCGATGCGCCAGCGACAGAATCGACTACAATAGTAACGATCCTGTCTTTTGATCCTTTACGAACTGCTTCAACAATGGAATCTACAGCATCAAAAATGTCTTCGACAGTTTCTAAAGGCACGTATAACATTTCCTTTAAATCAATACCAATAGCTTCTAGAAATTCTCGAGAAACTGCATTTTCAGTATCGATATAAACTGCCAAACCGCCTTTTTTCTGAGTATTAGCTAAAGCATGAGCTGCTAATAACGATTTACCTGATGCTTCTAATCCAGTAATTTCAATAATTCGACCAACAGGTAATCCTCCGTTAGGTCGATTGGAAATTGCTAAATCTAACATAGTAGATCCTGTCGATATCCATTCATTGACATCTGATGGCGAATCTGTATCACCTTCCAAGAAATACGCAACTTTATAGTTCGTAGACTTGAATTTTTTGTTGAGACTGTCTGCTAGCACATTTGCTAGGTCATTAGATACAGTCTCTTGATCAACTGTTGACTTTTTTGCCATATTTGAAAAATAAAGTTGCTAATTAATTACTTGTTGAACAAAGAATCGAATGCAGATGCAACGTCATCAACACTCGCCGCGTTAGTTGCGCCATCCATACTTTTTGCAGGAGCTTTAGCTGCAGTCTCTGATTTAGCAGATTCGGCTGTAGCTTCTTCAGACTCAGGATTAAGCCATTGCTCTAACAATTTAGTCATTTCATCGTAAGTGTATTCTTTGAATACTTCAGTAATTTTAGGTTGCGTACCTAATTTTTCCAATACTGCTTTGTTATCAGTGATTGGAGTTTGATTAGGTTTAATACGAATTGAAGTTTCAGGATAATCTTTTCCTGTTTGATCTTTCGTTTTAAACTCTACTGTAATATCGCGACCTGCCATTGGATCGGTAATGTCACCGTAATCAGGATCTGCAATAAATCCTAAAAGCTCTTGATATACAGTTTTACCAAAGCCCCAGAATTTTACTCCTTCAGATTCTTTACCACGAACTAAAACTGGAACGTAGCAACGCATTGTCGGCTCTAATTTCTTACCCATTTTCCAATCATCTGAATTTCCAGTTGATTTAAGCTTTTCAGCAAATTCAACGATTGGATCAGGTTGACCAAAAGACATAGGAGATAGAATTGACTTACCTTGAAAATTATAATGAAAGTAAAGTTCAATAAATGGATTTTCTCGATTGTGCTGATAAGGGACAATTCGAATTACTTGCGAGCCTGGCTCAGGTTTCCAAAGGTTATCTTGTTTTTTTGTAACCGTTTGAAGCGATTGAAGTTTTGCTTTGATAGCATCTAAGTTAATAGCCATAATGTAAAAATTTAATTGTTAATAAGTAATTGATAATTAGCAATTGATAATGTAAAGTGACGTGTCCGGAATAATCAAGATACATATGCAACGACTAACATAACCTTAATATATGAAAATCATTTCTAATTTCCAAATATTTTTATATAAATATGTTACAAATTGATAATTTGATATACTTTTGTAGCAAGCACTTTAAGTTCATTATTAGAAGTTACCAACAATGAATTTTTGTATTTGCTCCAATCGACAGAAAAAGAAGAATCTAATATACCATCATTTTCCAACTTAATTAGTGCATTAAGAGAATTGATAGTGTACATGGTATTCGTTTCTTTCTTGCGATGTACTAACATGGCTCCTGATAATTGTTTTCTTTGAAATCCTTTTTCTACATTGAAACTGCAAATGAATTCATTGGAGTTTTCTATAGACAATACAAACAATTTATTTGAAGCTACAGTGTACGTCTTTGCAATCATTTCGACTACATGATCCAGCTCTTCTTCCGTGACAAATATACAAATTAACTGTAACAAATCTATCTTTCATTTTATCGAATATAAATATGTAACAGTTAACAATTCCATGTTAATTAGTTGTACAATTTACAAACTCATAACCGGCACCGGTCTTTTTCCAGATAATAAATACAAGCTCCATTTTGCTCATATCCCAGTTGTCGTTATATTCGATAGTTCGAGCCCAATGATATACATCTCCAGCACTTAAACTGGTAAATATCTCTTCTCCAAATGCACCAGCTGCAATAGCTGATTTAGCTAGTACATGATGATGTATATGCGGGTTTTGAGTACTACCATTTTGGGCAGCTTCAATTTCTTTGTATAGAAATAAAGCAGACATTGTATAAGTACCTGATAAATTGTCTAGAGCCTTTACATATACATTTACATTTAATTTACCAGCATTCTTACCAGCTCCTTGAGTTACATGAGTACCGATAGATAATTTAGGGGTTTGGTTGTTTTTATTTGCTATTTCACTTGGGATACCTGAGGTACTGGTACCGACAAAAGTTTCATTAACAAAGAAATTAGGTGTTCCTGTATATTGCCACTTAGTAGAAAATTCATCAACTAATGGTCCATTATCAGGTGTGGTTAATGCATCGCTTATCTGTAATGCTATAGCTAATGTTCTACCTCTGTGGTTTGCATATAACTCCTCAAATCTTGTAACTCCCCATCCTCCACAAGGTCCGCACCAAGTAGCAGTAAATTTACCAAAAATTGAATTTTGCAAACTGTCAATATAAACGCACGACCCGTTGTCGACAACGGCGTCTGGATTATAGTTAACTGATTTAGGATCGGTACATCCTTTAATTGCTGTCCCGTCATCTACTAACAATGTAGATTCTTGACAACTGGCAAATAACAGTGTCGTTAAAATAATTAGGTAATGTTTCATATGTGTTTCGGTTTAATAATAAATATGTAGTTAATTGACATTTCGTTCTACCATGTTTTGATAGGTAGGACCAATTTCTAATTTAGTAGGAAACTTTCCTTGTTGCTCTAGTTCAGCCTTTACTATTTGTATGAATTCAGCGCCGTCTTTCACATGAAAATCGAACAGGAAAGAATCGTATGTATAAAGTATCAGTTTTGATTCGTACGCAGTTGTACGTTGAAGTACGTTATGAATTACGGCCATGTTTCGCTCGGTTTCGAAAGCTTGCAGAAAGTAGTTTAAAAGTTTAGCTGGATTAAGATCTTTAAAGAAATTTAAGAATAATTTTCTAGAAAACAAAGGCGTTTCGATAAATCCTGTTTCACGAAACTGCTCCCAAAGCAATTTGGTATATTCATGCACTTTTTCAAAAAATGGAATAACTAAATACTCAGTAGCTATACCACCATACAGTTGTCGAAAGGAAATAGATTTTGACTCTTGATACTCTTCTTCAGACAATTTGCTTTTCTGAAAATAATATTCTCCTAAATGTTCATGTACTGAAACGTTATCTGGAAATTTATAATCTACTAACACTGCTAACAATCTTAAATGATAAGCGTCGTAGTCAAATGAAATCATAAATCCATCTTGAGCGAATCGACTACAAAAAGCGTCTCGTATACCAGTTTCTTTATTTAACGCCCCGAAATTAACTCCATTAAATCTATTTGAAGGTCGTCCTGTGGTAGTGTATATGTTGTATTCTGTATATACAAAATTATCATGTATTGGATAATCAGGAAATACATTTGCAAACTTACTAGCATTTACATACATTCCATTTTTTTCTATAGCCTGCAGCGAATTTAAAATAACTGTATTGTAAAATGTAAACGATTGATCTATTTTTAATAAATTGTATACATCGAAAAATGTATCGCGAATGTTTCTGCAACGCTCAACATGTTTCGTAATTGGAATAATAGCATTTAAATTTTTAAACCGATGATATTTTCTTTCGAAAAATTCATGAGCTGTAGTATCAAATTCATCGGGCATTGGTCGATTTCGATAAAAATACTCGATTAAGTCCATATCAATTAAATTGTCTTGTTGTACAAACTGACTGAACCGTTTTTTATTATGTATGTAACAGACATTGTCTTTTGGTAACGAATCTGCTAAATCAATTTGTAAATTAAGACCTTCTGTATGATTTAGCACTAAAACGCAATCTTTATCGTAATTGATGGCATATACATAAATCAGCGATATACTATCGACATACACAGGATAGTCACCGTTGCAATATACAGGAACTACTATCCAATCAGTTGAAGAGTATTTCTGCATGAAGCTAGTATATTCCTGTTGCGTTTCTATGATAGTCATAACTTATCTGAATATAAGAATAATTCAGATATTAACCAAATAAAGATTTAATTTCTGCAGATGTAGATCGATCGTATATTGTATATTCAATGTAATCAGTTAGTAAATCAGCAATACCAGGAAGCTCTGGATTTTTCTGAAAGACTATTCTTCTGTTGGTATCTTCGACGCCAGCTTTCTTTGGCTGTGCAGATATATCATCAAATCTAGGACCAGTCAATTTCCATGGAAGTTCAATAGCTATGTATAGCGATTGATCAATTTTATTTGACTTCCATAATTTATATTGAGCTTCGTCAATTTCAAATATCGCTCCTGCACTAACTGTATTACGTGCTGAAATAAAATATCTCGTATATCTACCAGTTTTATATTGTTTACCTGTAGGTAAAGGTGAAATGTATTTTGGAGATTGAAAGTTTGTCGTACCTTTAAGTTCTATATAATCGTAATTTTGCGAGCTTTGATCTTGATATGGTATTAATTCTCTCGACACTGTAGTATATCGAGCTTCTGTAAATACTGCTCCGTTAGTATACCGATGGTATTTTCCAATATACTCAGTACCGTCAGGAAACATCCATTCTTTACCTGTAGTCGATAAATTTTTTATAATTTGATTTTCAGGTACGTATAAAGCTGGTCTAGGCATTATTCATCATTTAACATTCTACATACTGTATTTACCGTGGTAGTCCAATCGTTGTTTGAAATTTCATGTTGTACAGTCGTCGCAGTCCATACTATATTTTTCTCTCTGTAAACTTTAGGTAAATAATTAATTGACACTGTATCGCCAAATTTAATTCCAGAAATTCCATCTAGTACTGCACTAAATTCCAATGGAAATGGAACTACTTCTTTTGAACCAGGCTGCGGTGTTTTTCCTTGAGTGTTTTTAAATACCGGCTCCCTAGTGCCAGTACCTAATGTCTGAAAGCCTTGAAACCCGGACAAATAAACTTCTTTAATAAACGACTGAAGAGCGGATACATCTGTATATTTAGACTTTTGTGCTTCTCCTTGAGCGCTAAGAATTTCTTTTACCCAATCTAATACTTTGGTTTGATCATAATCTGTACCGGTTTCCTTTTGAGACTCAGTTGCGCTAGGATTTTTAAAGTCTCTAGGTTGCGCAACATCAGAACTAGTAGTACCTGGTAATCTAGTAGCTCCAGGTGTTAATGTCGACGTAGCCGCTACATACGCTGCAGTTACATATTCCGTAGGAATTTTTGTCGATAAGCTAATATTACGACAAATAGCATTTTTCGTAAATGCAGTAAATTCATATGGCAATCGTTCATCGACTTTTGTACCAGATCCATTACGTTTCTTTAAAGCCTCAAACAGTTGCGAATCCATTGAATTAACTTCAACGACGTACAATTCATTTGGATTGTTTCGGTTCGAAGCTAATGTAAGTTTATATCGCGTACCGGTATTATCGTATATCGATTGAAAAATTCGCTCGTATAACTTTGCAATAGTAGCTTGTGGAGAACGTACTCTACCGCTACCTTCTGTAGTTGAAATGTTATTGATAATTCGTTCTATAAATTCTACACAAACCATAATTTTACTTAAGTCTCCATGATTTTTAACTGCGTAGGCTCTTACTGCTTCACCTCCGTTGGCATCGTTATTAAAAAAGCCGCTTTCTGTGTTGATTGAATCAATACCACCATGACCAGCGGGATAAGTTGCAGCATCTTCCCCAAAAAATGGATCAATTCTTGCACGACCACCTGATGCAGATCCTAATATAATTTCTTCAGGATTAGCAGAAAGTTGAAAAAGGTTATAATGTACAATACCAGTTCCTGTCGTTACATCTTTATTACAAACAATTTGAATAGAATTAAATTTAGATTTATTGTTAGCATCAAGCGATGCATTTCGACTTACATCATTAATAACTTTCGTAAGTCTTTCCAACGACACGTAATGACGAACGCCACTGCCTACTGTCGTTGCTACTGAAACAGGGTCGTTTGGGTCTGCAGCTTGATCTGAACCATATAATGCAAATGCAGCGTATCCTTCTCCGAGTCCTAAATTGTTTATTTGATAAGTTTTTTTATGATCTTGCGATTCTTTTTTTATAGTTGTAAGTACGTTATTTTTAACTATTTCACCTGGGGTCGTCGGCGATTTACCTTTTTGCGAAGCAGTTAATGCAACTGAAAATGCATTGATGCCTGCTCCAATACCAGATGTAGTACATTCAAATGTACCTTGTGGCGTCACTGAATATCCGAAATTGCAAACTAACCCTTGCCAATTACCAGCCGGTCCAGCGGCGGTATTGTTTGTTATAGTCCATCCATACGTCATTTGCATTACAGTCCCTGCTTCGAAAAAAATTTGCAAATCATTTAACTGCTTAAGTGAATAGCACATAAATTTAATTTCAACTTTTTCAAGCGACCCGAAATCACCATCTGACGATATCGATACACTAGTAATGTTTGGTGGCGGGACTAATCGACCTTTTTCAGCTGATCCTATAGCTTCTTTATAAAATGAATTTTTACTGTTAAGTTGAAATGTATTACTGTTATCGGCTTTTTTTGATATAGAAGGAAATCCTCCTAAAGTTTGTGTAGTCGATAATGTAATTGCAGCGTTAGCATTGAATGCTCCATCTGCATTGGCTTTGGATGCACGCACTGATACATAAGGCATTTTCTTATAGAGCCAAGCATATCGATCATTTACATCTCCATTTCCTGAATAAAACTCTTTACGTTGATTCAGGGCTTGTTGTACTTTTTTATCAATTTTATCTAAAAATAAAGACATAACTGTTATCTAGATTGGTTTGTAGTTTGTAGCAATTGAATTATACTGTCTGGATCGGCAGGTATACGAAGTTGTAAATTCGGTTCTAAAAACAACGAATCTTTTCGCAATCCTGGATTGGCAGCGGCTATAATCCACCATAATGTAGTATCTGAATAATATTGAAAAGCTAGCGAATCTAGCCGATCTCCAAATACAGTACGTACGTATACATCTAATTGCGAATTTGGAATGTTAGGATCAATTAGCGAATCGTATATTCTTCGTCTATTTTCTGAATCTAAACGTTCAGGTTGATCAAATAATGTATTACTATATCGTGACATGATTGTTATTTAATTATGAACTCGTCGCGGCTACAGCTACTTTGGAATCTTGTAACCAATTACCTTCTTTTTTCGTAATTCCTAAATCATACGCCGCACCTAATTTCTGTGGTAAATAGTTGCTTATCATTTTATAAGTAACTGAAACTTCAATTACTGTTGGTAGTTGTTTAGCATCTGGATTATCAGCACTATCATCTGCAATGTCCCAGGTAGTTTCGTCAGGTACGCTGTATGAAAGCGATTCAATAAACCCTGGAGCGTTTTTATATAAATCTCCTAAAGTAAGTCTCATGAACGGACCGGTAGGTCGATTGTCTACGTAATCAGGCATGGTATATGTAGCTAAATAATTCAATTTTCTCCAGATTGGAATCATTTCTGAACGAGACGTAGCTGCTACTATAAAATTAAATGATACAGAGCGTTCAAATGTATTGTATGAATATGCACCTGCAGGATATCCTAAAATATCTATACGAGACCATGACGGTGAAAATGAATCTGATAATCCTGTTATAGTTGCACGCATTGCAATAACGTGGCGACCTTGTATAGCATCTTCGAAATAAAATCGAATAAAGTCGCGAGTATTAGTTGGATAGATTTCTGTTTCTGTTAACAATACGTCGTCTGGATCTGTAGACACGTCAACGGCATTGATTCGATCTCCGTAAAAATCTTTATTATCAGCCAGTTTCGTTCGATCGACTTTACTGTCGTCATTAAATAATTTTTCAGCGTTTGCTTCAGTGTTATATGAAACTACCTTGAATGACCCTACGCCGCGAGAAGGTCCTTTTGCTCGAGCAGGTTTACCGTGACTACCAAAACCGTATTTAGTTTCTAAATTGAAGTCTTTGTAATAGTCAGCGTCTTGCTTGCCAATTACTGAAGCTGCTATTTCTCCGGAATCGACGGAAAATCTTGTAGATGGTAGCGATACTGGCACGATAATGTCATTTCGAAAATCATTGAATGAATTGCCAGCATTAGATTTCTTCAATAATGTGTAATATGCACTTCCATGAAATCTACCGATTTGTGCACTAGCCGCGCCGCTAACACCACCATTCATGGAATCTACTGTTCTACTAATAGTAGTAAGTCCAATTCCATAAACAGATTTCGGTCCTCCGAAAGGAGCAGTTAGCGTAATAGATGGTGTACCAACAATTGTACGAATTGGTAGCCCTACGAAATATTCTTTTGATAGCGCTAGAAGTCGATTGTAAAGCGGCCCGCCATTAGGAAGTGGCACTTGATACAATACTGGGTCTGGATCGACATTTTTTGCACGCACTACCTCTTCGTAAGTGTTAGTAACACCAACCAATCCATGTCTCTGAACTCGAATACCTAGCGGAGCAGTTGCTACGTTTGCAACTAACTGTATCGGGTTGAATATTTGTGTACCGGTTGATGCGGTTTCTGTAAATGGATTAGATAATTGAAGCCCTGCCTGTTTAGCTGTCCATAACAATCCTTTCGGAGATGCTATGAATTGTGCAATACGCGCTACATCTGCAGCAATTCTTTCACCATAAGCAACGACACCTGCAGGAACGAGTCCATCGTCAAAATTAACATTGAAGCCCCATCGTTGAGGATTCGGATCTCCTTTACGTTGTATACCTCGAACAATGTAAGGCTGTGCTAAATACGTTGGATTGTAAGCTTCGTCTGTTATATGAAATTTCGTATATTGTTCAGTAATTGCAGATGGCGAATTTTCTTTTGTCGATTTAGCAAATAACGGACTTAATGAAGATTGTCCTTTTACAGCCTTTACTCTTTCTTCATATCGACCTGTAGGTATTTCTTCTATTCGAAATACATTTCCTTGCGTAGCTACTCGATCTTTATTATCGGAATATCTAAATGTATTAATAGTTCCTATAGGGTTTGCAAACGTTGCAGTTTGAGATAGATATGGAACTTTATTAATTGAATTACCTTGTACGCCAATGACAGAATCAGGATAAGTATACGACTCTCCGTCAATACCTAAAAATGCAGATTGAAATTTGTTATTTGCATTTAAACGAAATCCAGAAGCTCCTGAATTGTTATCGTTAATGAAATTTTGTGGACCCGGAAATGCAGCTGACAATCTAGGTTGCATTAATCGATTAGATTGTACAGTGGCAGGATATGTATATGACCCTCCATTGATGCCTAAAAATGCTGATGTATTTGGATCTGTAGCTCGCAATTGAAACCCTGTCGCGCCAAATTTATTATCGTCAATGAAATTTTGTGGTCCTGGAAATGCTGACGACAATCTAGGCTTCATTAATCGGTTACCTTGCACGGTTTCTGGATAGGTATACGATTGTCCATTACTAGAAATTCCTAAAAATGCAGAAGTATTACTTGATACATTTAATTGAAATCCTGTCGCTCCAGTTTGTTCATTAACAATGAAATTTTGTGGACCAGGAAATACAGCTGACAATCTAGGTTGCATTAATCGATTGCCGCGAACAGTTGCTGGATAGGTATACGATTGGTTATTGCTAGAAATTCCTAGAAATTTCGAAGCATTTTCGTTATTGAAATTTTTCGTAAAACCAGCGGCTCCAGCAGAAGTATTAACACCTCCAGCATCGAAAAAATTAACAGGAGCAGGATTTGCCTCTGAAGGTTTTTTCTTTGCCACTGACCAATCAGCTAAATTCGTACGTAAATCTACTAGTGCCATATATTAATAATTATCCAAATGCTCCATAACCTTTGTCTACTGACGTAGCGTATGTTTTACGTATAGAAGTTTGTTTTTCAATTTCATCGAGTACTTTCGTACCTAATTGTATTTTAACTGGTTGATCAACTTTGCTAATTAACTCTTGCAGCAATTTTTCAACTTTAGCCATGGAAGTCATACCTGAACTTGCTGGAGCTGCTGCTGTTGAATTAGACATTGAATTAGATGATAACCCTGTACCGGCTATTATTGTATCGTCTTGATGTAGTTTATACGTTCCTTTTTTACCTGACACTACTAATCCACCATCAGGAGCAATTTCTGCGTCGTTGAGTGACGTTGCTTTAGATTTTGCTTTGTTTGTTGCTGAGTCCATAGATGCGACTGCGACTCCTATACCAGCAGCGATCGCAAATGCAGCTAAACCTAAAGTCGATGCAGATGCTGTAGCAATTGCTGAAATTGCCATGGAAGCTAATATTATTGCAACTGCAGCTAGTATTCCTTTAAGTGCAGCTGTATTTTGAAGAAGACTACCAATACTGCTAACCATAGCTCCTAACGGACCAGCCGCAATTTCTATAAATGTATTTTTTATATTTTCTACTATTAATGCAAATTGCTCTTGCGTACTACGTATTTGTTCAGCTTGTTCAAGTTCTTTCGCCTTTTCTTTATTAATAATACCTTGATTCAATAATTTTTCTCTTTCTTCAGCATTTAATTCACTTAAATCTTTAACTTCCTTACCACCTAGCGCGACTCTTACTTTTTGCAATTCGCCAGCTTCGATAATTTGATCTACAGTCAACCCTGTAGCTGCTGCAATTGCATCGCGCTGATAACGCTCCATCTTTAAAAATTCATCCAATGACCCTGCCTGTTTAAGAGCTTCTTCACCGGCCCCTACTATATCACCGGCAAATGCTAACTCTCTGGCTCGATTTAAATTCATACTTTTACCAGTAAGAACGTTCGCAGCCATTTCCTTTCCAATTGAAGCTTCAAAATCTAACAAAGTACTCGACATTGAATTTAACTCTTCAAAAGTTAATCCGATATTTCTTGCCTGTGCAGCAGCTGCAGCTAATGCTGGAATCGATCCTTTGTAATTAGCTAAAGTTGCTTTAGAAGCTTTTGCAATATCTTGAGTAATTTTCTTGTAATTAACGCCACTGTTTGTTAATTTATTAAAATCTTCAACTGTAGATTTAATTGTCTGAAGTACTTGCTCTGAATTTTGATTAATGCCCATGGACATTTGTTGAAATTGTGCCGCTTCTTCTCCAGTTAATCCATATTGCTTTTTAAGTAGTATTTGCGTTTCCAACAAATCTTTATTAGCTACAACATTTTGACCTGTTAAATCAGTTAATTCTTTAAAGGAATTGACTAATTCTTCATTGCTGGCTCCTACAATATTCGTCGTAGCCAATATCCCTTTAAATTCAGTATGTAGCTCATGCGCTTCATGTTTTGATAATCCAAAGCCGCGCGCTAGTTCAGTTACCTCTTTATCCATATCTAAAGCTAACTTAACAAGACCGATAGCAGCTGCGATACTACCTAATACTAATAAAGCAGGACCTAAAGATTTTATAAACGATCCAGCACCTGTTCCTAACGCTTTAAAAGCTGACTTTCCTACACTACCAGTTTCGTCTAAATTTTTAACAAAAGATGTCATGACTTGCTTTTGTATTTTTTCAAGCTTACCGTCGACTCCTAATACTTTAGTTAAAAAGCCGCCGCCAGGGAACTGAGACACGCTAGACATTAAGTCTTTCATTGGTTGTACAATATCT